TTTGCCACGTTGTTCAGCGACAGGAAGAACAAGTACCACGCCCTGCTGATCAACCCCGTGTTAGGGTCAACCAGCGGCACCCGTGGAGGCGTGATGATGGGGTTAAGCATTGGTCGGACTCAGCAGCAGTTCAGCGCCCATGATCGTGATCTTCACAGGATCAGTGCCCGACACCTCGTAGACGCGATCACGCAGCTTCAGGGTCATACCCAATCTGCGCCAGATGGCACGGCGATAGTACTCACCGATCTTGCCGATGCTGATCCAGTGCTCGTTGGACCATGTGTGCCCACCATCGTCGGACCAGCGCAGCATGACCTGTGGGTCGCTGCCTTGACCAAGGTTCAGGCCAGTGCCCGACTCGCAGTCAAGCTGGAGGCTGTGGTGCGCGGTGCGCTTAAGGTTGTTCTGACCAGTGGGTAGTGCTCTCCACGAGCGCAGCCACTTCTGAATCTGCCCGTTGTCCGAGTAGTCTTCCAAGTCAAACGAGTAGATGTTGCCGTTTTGAAAGTCACCCACCACGATTTCGTTATTGAACGACATCTGGCAGTTGCTGCGGTGACGGGTGAACTCACCATTGGCAAACCCGGCTCTCTCGTGCCAAGCCTGTGTGGCGGCATCGTACACCCATGTGGTGTTGGCCGTGGGGAAGATCAGCACGTAGAAGCTGTGACCCTCTTGCTGATACGTGTAGGCAATGGCGTCTGAGATGTCAGCGTATTGCTGAATCTGCCATTCAACAGCATGGGTCGAGATGCGCTGACCAGCGTAGCCGTTGGCTCGGTAGACGATGCCCTGACCACGGCGGTCACGGCCAAGCCAGAACAGGCTGTTGTCCATCTTGGCGATGGAGTAAGGGGCAGCGCAGCCCAACTCGTTGAACGCTCCGGGAATGCGTTCAAGAGGGAAGTCCAGCGCACCAGTGTCAGACCAGACTTCAATCGAGTTGGTGCCAAAGGCCCAGACTTCGCGGAAGTTGGCAATCACGGCCACCAGACCGTCAGGGGAACCCTCAGTGCTCACAAACTCCAGCGGGTCGATGGATGTGCCGTCCAGAAGGGCAGTGACCCACATCTTCTGGCTGTTCGGCTCGTTGAACACAAAGTAGCCGTCCAGATACGCCACGGTCACCGCGCCGGGAAAGTCTGGGTCAGTGATTGCGCCAAATGCGTTTGTGTTGGCGTTGTAGATGTAGCTGGGGCCGTTGGCTGCAATGAACAACTGGGTGCCGTTGTCAGCCATGCTGACGGGACCAGTGCCTGCCACGGTGCCGATCAACGTGGGTGCGTAGGCGTTGTCGATCTTGAACAACTGGTTGCCCGATACCACAAAGCCCACCCCATCGTTGGACGAAAATGCCCACAAACCACGGATCGGGCCAAACCCGATTGTGTTGAGCAGGTTCAGGCCGGGGGCGCGGTTCAGGAACGCAGGTTCCTTGCCAGCCTCGGGCACGATCTCGGGGAACAGGTTGACCATGCGGGCATCCGCAGCGTTGACACTGCGGGCCACGTAGGATGAACCGAGGATGGGCGTCTTCATCAGAAGTTACCGGCGTAGATGTTGAACCGCTGACGGTTTGCCACCACGGCGTAGGGCAAGCTCATCACATCGTATGGGTTGTTGATGCGCTTCAAGTTGCGCTTGCTGGTCATTGCGATGCGCTGCACCTGCGGTGAAGGCTCCACGCCAAACTCTGGCGCAATCTCCATTGCCAAGTTGTAGGTGAACGCCCGCATGTAACCCGGTGGGAAGTGCAACTCGGTTGCCAGCGTGGCAGGTTGCGTCAACTCTTGCACCGAGATGAAGTGCCACTCCAAGACCTGTGTGGGCCGGGGGTAGACGTACATCTCCACGTTGGGGAATGTGTTGTTGACAAAGATGACCTGTGGAAAGGTCGATGTCGATGTCTTGACAGCGATGCCGTTGTACTGGTCTTGGTTGATGAACTTGATGCCATACGACACGCCGCTCGGGGCTTTGTAGTACGTGCCGTCATCGAGTTGGATGGGGCGGTTGCCCACAAAGTCACCAGTTGGGCCAAGGGTGCGTTTGATCTCACCAGAGGGCCACGAGAAGATTTGGTCTTGGGTGCAGAACACGGACAGACGCTCGGTGTTCCACGAGTCGATCATCTGGTTCATTGCAACCAGAGCGTCTTGACTTGTTGCCGCTGACGCCGTTTCACCTTCGGCAAGAATACCAAGCAACCTGAGTGCTCGGTTGATCTGATCGCCAGCGGTATAAGCCATTTCAGTTTCCTTCGGATTCGTCGCTTGCCGAAGTCAAAAATGATGGGACTTCGTTGGGCTGTTCGACAGGTTGATCGGTCACTTTGCGTGAGTACTTGCGCTTTGGCGCTTCGACTACCGGCTCGGGTGCCACCTCGACAGGTGTGTCAGGATTGTATCGTGTCCAGCCGTTTTTTTCATCTTCGGCCATTTCGACTTCGTTGGTGGCAACTTTGGCACCGTGGATAGGGTGTACGAGTGTGACGTTCATTTGAATCTCCATGTGAAAACGGGGCCGAAGCCCCGTTTTAGCAGTTGCTCAAGGATTAGGCAATCCGGTAAGCAACCCAAGAAGTAGCGCCGGTTTTACGGGCGCGGTAAGTGTGAGCCACGCCAGCAGTGGCGGCGATTGTGGCAAGACCCACGATGGTGAAGCCAGTAGCTGCGGTCAGGGTGATAACACCAGAACCGGAACCATCAACGTTCAACACTGTGAAGTCAAATGCGCGATCCACGCCCATGCTTGGGAATGCAGCGTTCATCAACTCAGCAGTGGGCAGAGTGTAAGCAGCAGCGGACGAGCCGGGGTTGCCCAGAACAATACCAGTTGCTAGTTGATCTGCGGTCAAAGTTGCCGCACCAGCGGGGATGGATGCTGGAGCACCTTGAACAAAGAAGTTGACTTCGCCGAGGTTGCCGTCACCGATTTGATAACCGCCTGCGCCGTTTGGGAGTGCCATGATAATTTCCTTTCAGATTGATTTGAAAACAGGGGCCGAAGCCCCCGCCTTGGATTAGCCCCAGATGCGGCAACCCATTTGTGGACGAATAGTGTTGTAACCGTACAACACGTCAACACGGCAAGGCATACGGTCGTTGTTGATGTCGTACTGACGAACAACGCGCAGGCTGATACCGTTGTGAACGGCACGGCTAGCCATGTCAACGCCTTGTGGCAGCAACAGGTCAGCAGTGGCGAACGCGATGGCGTCACGGTGGTACACCAAGTTCTGTGGGTAAGACAGGCCAGCAGCACCAACGAACACGACAGCCTTGGCTGTGGCAGGCAGAGACACCATAGTGCACAGGGCGTTACCAGCCGAGTACATAGGAGCCACGGTCACAGTGGCAGTTGTGCTGGATGTCGAAGACGACAGGGCCACGAACTGGAACAACGAACCTGTGGACTCACGAGTCTGTGGGTTGGCTGCGAAGCAGTCAGCGATTGTGAACACGTCACCGGGGTTGATGGTTTCGCCAGAGCCGACAGTCAGAGTCAGAGTGGTTGCACCTTCGGAAGTCACGGCAGCAGCAGTCACGGTGCCAGTGGCAGCGCGAGTACCGCAAGTGTGCACCTTGATCGACTGGCTCATGTTGACTTCTTCGTAGCCCAACACTTGCTCACCCATCATGCCGTTCTTGAACTGGCGAGAGATGACATCTGTGGGGTTGAAGAAACCAGACAGACCGTTCACCAGAGCAGCGTTAGCGGCAGGGTTCACGGTAGCGTAGCGAGGCGACATGGTGGCGGCGTTCTCGTTCAGCTTTTGCTGGGCCTGCAACAGCACCAAAGCGGTCGAGGGGGCATTGCCGGGGGAGCCGACAGTGTTACCGATCAGTTTGTATGCGTTGGCAACGTCAGCGTCCACGGTGGAGGCCAACTGGCTGATACGTGGCTTCAAGACACGCTCTGCGAAGTCGTCCAACTGCATGGTCAATTCAGCGGATGTGAAGTTGATGCCGATGTGCTTCTGGCTGGAGACAGTCAGAGTGGTGAACT